CATGTTGGTTAGAGCAGTGGACTCATAATCCATTGGTGCCGAGTTCGACTCTCGGGGAGCCCACCAGAGATATGTACGCATGACCCGAATGGCTAGGGAGCGGATTGCAAATCCGTATCATGCAGGTTCGAATCCTGTTGCGTACTCCAAGATAGTTGTTGACTTTTAATCATTATTGATGTATAATAAAGTTTCTGAAGTCCTCTCTGAGTCTTTACGTAAAGTCGGAAGCCTGAGGCATTAGAAAAGGTTTGGTAGGTTTTTCCTTATACAAAAACCTACCACTATACTGCGTTCGACTTCAGGTGAGGTCATCACCCTTTCAAGGTGACTAGATGGGATCGTTACCCATACGCAGTACCAGAATTTCGGAGAATGAGCAGCATTGGTGACTGCAGCGGACTGTAAATCCGTCGCCTTACGGCACACTTGGTTCGATTCCAAGATTCTCCACCAAATCTCGTTACTACTTTCGTTAAAGTAGCGTTTGACTAGCGATAGAGGTTCGGTGGCAGAAGACCGTTAGCGAGTGTATACGACCCACTCAGGCTCTGATAGGCAGAATCTTAACTGCACACAGACTTTGAATAAATGGAGATGGACAGAGTAACTGCTCAATTAAGGGCTGGCATGGAAACCAGTAGCTTATACTTATTTTGGCTCGTTCGTATAGGGGTTATTACGTCGGATTGTCTATCCGATCACGGGAGTTCGAGTCTCCCACGAGTCGCCAGTTTTAGGATCCGTCCAGCAAATCAAAAAAATTCAACTTGTAATTGAAAAATAAGGATCCTGTTGTTTATTATGCCTCGTTAGCTCAGTGGTAGAGCAGTGCTTTTACACGGCGAAGGTCGGCAGTTCGAAACTGTCACGAGGTACCAAGTTATTGCGGGTATTCAGGGTATCGGTAAGTCTCATAAGCTCTACCTAGTAGGTTCGAATCCTACACCCGCAACCAGTTTTAGGTTAAGTTCAGCAATATAAAAAGGCTGTCTGCTAGGACTTTAAACTAGTGTTAACCTGTTATTTTATGCCCTTTTAGTATAATGGTATTACACCTGTTTTGTAATCAGGTTACGGCAGTTCGATTCTGTCAAGGGGCACCATCTATAAGCACATACTCTACGCCCGATTAGTAAGGGAGATAGCGACTAAACGCTGAAGGAAAGTTTAAATGTGTTTATAAATGGTGATGTAGCACAGTGGTAGTGCACCTCCTTCATACGGAGATGGTCGTTGGTTCAAATCCAACCATCACCACCAAAAGTTTTTATCTCGATGTAGTGAAATGGTATCACCCGTGCTTTGGGAGCATGTAGCGCAAGTTCGATTCTTGCCATCGAGACCAAGTTATAAGTAGTATGTATTTGCCCCGATGGTGGAATGGTAGACACGCTGGTCTTAGAAGCCAGTGCCGAAAGGCGTGAGAGTTCGAGTCTCTCTTGGGGCACCATAGTTTTATTCCCTAGTAGCACAGCGGTAGTTGCACTTGACTGTTAATCAAGGTGTCCGTGGTTCGATCCCACGCTGGGGAGCCAATTTTAAGAAAGCTGATGTAACACAGTGGTAGTGTACTTCCTTGGTAAGGAAGAGGTCGTGAGTTCAAATCTCGCCATCAGCACCAAAGTTTTAGGAGAGTATTATGGCTAATGTTAAGCAAGGTAATTTGACTAAGTCTCCGCAATGGTGGAAACATTTGAAAGACTTCAAACGTTTCTTTTGGAAAACAGAACGTAAAGCTCAACAAAAAGATATTAAAGGTAGATTGTATGAGTAAGATGAGTGACGGTGGTAAAGGTTCATCTCCTAGACCATTTAGTATTAATCAGGATGAATATGAGAAGCGTTGGGATTATATCTTTAGTCGCGATCTCAAAAAAGATGAGTCTGAAGAAAAGGTTACTAGAAATAATCAAGAGACTCAAGAAGTGTTAAGTAAAAAGTAAAATATCTCTCTGGTGTAATGGCAGCATCACGGATTCCAAATCCGTTAGGTCAGGGTTCGAGTCCTTGGGGGGATGCCAAGTTATGCGGGTGTAGCTCAGTTGGTAGAGCACTTCCTTGCCAAGGAAGATGTCAGGAGTTCGAGCCTCCTTACCCGCTCCAAGTTTTTAATGGAGAAGTAAAAGGTGTAATCATGCGTAAAATCGATATAGATGAAGTTAAAGCATTCATTGAAAGCCAAAGTCCAGAGACAAAGATCTACATTGGTGGAGACTCTGAACGATTTAATATTGGAAATGATTGGTACGCAGATTACACACTTGCAATTGTTGTTCACATTGATGGTAAACACGGTTGTAAGATTTTCGGTGAAGTGCAACGTGAACGTGACTGGGATCAAAAGAAAAACAGACCACGTATGCGTTTGATGAATGAAGTATACAAAATTGCAGAGTTGTACAACAAGTTGCATGATGTGCTAGAAGATAGGATTGTTGAAGTTCACTTGGACATTAACCCAAACGAAATGCACGGTAGCTCTTGTGTTATCAACGAAGCAACTGGCTACATTCGTGGTATGTGTAACGTAGTGCCAATGGTTAAGCCAAACGCATTCGCTGCATCATACTGTGCTGATAGAATGAAACACATTCTGTCTGAACGTAAAGCTGCTTAAGGATAATATATGTGGTGGATCAAACTTAAAGATAAACAAGCGTATGAAAATCTTATGAGACAGTATGGGGTTGAACCTCGTATTCTAAGAGATGACGGTGATTATATTCAAGTTGAATTTAGTCAAGCTGCTCTTAGTGCTTGGATTCAAGCTGGATACTGGTTTGGTGGTCCACCAAACATCTTTGTAAGAACATATAAAAAATGTTTGACTTTCTTTAAGAATCTGCTATAATAGTGTTAGAAATGGGATGACTTCAGCAAGTTTAAAAGAACTTACTAAAGAGTGCCACTAAAGGAGGACCACCGTAAGGTGTAATTACGTGGCTGGGCAATGAAGCTGAAACAAAATAATGACTCTGGAAAGACAGAACAATGATGGTAGACCATCTGATTTACGCTGGGTTTTAAAAGAGCGTGGTTCCAAGTAAACCGATAAACGTCCCGATCATCCCGATATTTTATAAAGGTATATAATGAATATTGTAAAAGTTGTTTTATCTTCATTTGTTTTATGCTTGGCTCTGTCTGCCAATGCATTTGATCCTAAATCTAAATCCATTCAAGTTATAATGCCATTTTCTCCAGGTGGAGGCGTCGATCAAACTTTTAGGCATTTACAAAAGTATGCTGCCAATAAAGGTATTGTAATGGTAGGCGTTTATAAACCAGGAGGTGAAGGTATTGTATCAATCAATGAATTGAATAACTCGCCAAAAGATGGATACGCTGTTTCAGTAACTACTGCTGCAGTTATTGCAGAGAATAGAGTTCGAGGTACAGATGTTTTACCGATAACAGCTATTCGCGATAACATCACCAGTATACTTTCTAGTGTTAAAAGTAATTTAACTACTGTTGATGATTTAGAACGAGCAATTAAAAATGGCGATAAGATATCTTTAGGGCATGGGGCACCTGCACAAAAATTAGTTTTAGAACAATTTGTAGAATTCACTAAAACAAAACACGAAGCACTATTGGTGCCATACAAAGGTGGTGCACCAGTTATTAATGATCTTGTAGCAGGTCATATTGATGTAGGTGTTGTTCCTTACAGTGTTGCTAAAAACCATATTGCTTCTGGTAAAGTTAACTCACTTGCAATTGCTGCAAAGGAAAAGCCAAAGGGTATTAATGCGTTTAACATCGAACAAAAATATCCTACATGGCAACACTTTGATGGGTTTGCGTTAGTTGTTTCTAATGGTACTAACGTAGAAGCTGTCAAATGGTGGAGTGGTTTTATGCAGGAATATTTAAATGATCCACAGGTACAAAACGATTTTCTGCTAGAAAATACTGTTGCTTCTGCTTTTGGAATTCTAAGTTTAGAAAAGACAATTAAAGCCAGTGTTGGTAGATTACAAAAGAAGTGATATGCAAAATTACTACGGCGGATATTATGTAGTTGGTGACGAGAGATTTACCAGCAAAACTATGGCAGCAATTAGAGCCACAGAATTAAACATTCCAATGACATGGAATTTTCATGATGATATTTTCAGCAAGGTTAAGCCTACTGGAAAAGCAGACTTAAAAGAGTTATATAAACAACGTGCCTTGCAGCTTAGAGACAAATATGACTATTTAATATTAAATTATAGTGGTGGTAGTGACAGCTGGACTGTACTGCATACCTTTTTAGAAAATAATATTAAACTAGATCATGTCTTTGTCAAATGGCCAAAGGCTGCTATGGATAAGGGATTTTATACTCCCAATGCTAATGATAGATCTGCTTTTAACTTTGCCAGCGAATGGGATTTTACATTGAAGAAAGATCTTGAGTGGTTAGCTCAAGCCCATCCAGAGATTAAGATTGAGGTTGGTGATTGGTTAGATAATCTCAATGAAGGTTACTTTACTGACGACTTGTTCCAAAGAACTGTTAATGATAACTTCATGACAAATCTGTTGAGAGGACATTACGGCAGCGAAACCGAAACGTTATTGGTTGATAAAGGAATGCGTGTTGGTTCTATCTACGGAGTTGATAAACCAACGATATTGGTTGCTGGCACTAAATGCTTTTTCTATTTTGTAGATCAGGCTACAGCAACATGTCCACCTAGACCAGAGAATCCAGAAGGTACAGAGTATTTTTATTGGTCACCTGACATGCCGCAAATAGTTGTTGAGCAGGCATATAAAGTATATCAATTGTATAAGGTAAATAAGAATCTTAATAAAAATCTTATACTTAGTACCTATAGAGATTCTGCGAAAAGACAAACTGAATTGTTGGCTCATATGAAACTGTTTGAAGAATCTTCAGATTTCATTAGAAGTGTGATTTATCCAGACTGGAACTTTGCAAAGTTCCAAGCCTTTAAGCCCATGCCTGTTCCAGAATTCGATGGAAAGCAAAAGGATTACTGGTTAGAATGTAGACCAGAAATGCTTGCAATGAAGGATGTATGGAGACATCATTGGAAATCTTACATAGATAAGGTAGACCCAAAATGGTTGCATGAGAATAAAGAATTTAGAAAAGCTAGAACACGGTTGCACTATCTGTGTGAAGCATAAGTTGTTGACTTTTATTCTTACTTAAGGTATAATAAAAGTTCGTTAGGTTAGGTTCAGCAAAATCTTAGCGGATTAATACCCGCATCATAAGATGGTGAGTTTCGAGTTCTCACCCTAAACAAAAAGTAGGAAACTAGCCTGTTATTTTTAGGAGAATCCTCTCCTGTTACTTGAAAGAAATATATGAACACATTTGTATCCGCTGTCCAAAATCAATCTGCCCGCACTGCGAATGGCATGGTTGCTCGTAAATCCACTGCATCAGCTTGCGTTGACTTGTTCTTCAAAGCTGGCGCATCACGTGGTAAGAACATCACCAAAGAATTTACTGCCGCTCTAGTAGAGAACGAAGACGTAGCAATGCGTCTGGCTCTATGGCTGCGTGACGCACGTGGTGGTGCAGGTGAACGTGAGTTGTTCCGTCAAATCATGGTGCACTTGGAAACTTATCGTCCAGAGTTGGCAGCAAAGCTGTTGCCAAAAGTTCCAGAGTTGGGTCGTTGGGACGACGTGTTCGTTTTCAAGACTGAGGCTTTGAAGACTCAAGCATATAGCATGCTTGGTGACGCATTGCGTGAAAAGAATGGTCTGGCTGCAAAGTGGACTCCACGTAAGGGTGATGTAGCTGTTGAAATCCGTAAGTTTTTCGGCATGTCTCCAAAGTTCTACCGTAAGTCCTTGGTTGAAATGACTAAGGTTGTTGAACAAGAAATGTGTGCACAAAAGTGGGATGAAATCAACTTCTCCCATGTTCCATCTGTGGCTGCTGCTCGTTACAAGAAGGCATTCTTCCGTAACACTCCAGAGTATGCAAAGTACGTAGCTGAGTTGATCAAGGATCCAAAGGATCGCACTATGAACGTGAAGATCAATGCTGGTGCTGTATTCCCATACGATGTGCTTAAGGGTGCTATCGGTGGTTACACTAAGAGCTACAACTCTACCGAGTTGGGTGCGTTGCAAGCCCAATGGGATGCCTTGGAAAACTTCATTGGTGATGCTAACGTATTGCCATTGGTTGACGTTTCTGGCTCTATGACATGCGCAGCAGGTGGTCGCACCTCTAAGTCCCAAACTACATGTTTGGACGTTGCAGTCTCTTTGGGATTGTATATGGCTGACAAGAACAAGGGTAAGTTCAAGGATACGTTCCTGACTTTCTCTGGTGCACCAGAACTGTTGTACTTGAAGGGTAACATCGTTGACAAGATCAAGCAGATGTCTGACTCTAACTGGGGAATGAACACTGACTTGGTGAAAGCCATGAAGAAGATTCTTGATACTGCCGTAAAGGGTGGTGTTCCTCAAGAAGAAATGCCAGAAATGTTGTTGATCATGTCTGATATGCAATTTGACCAATGCGCAAAGTTTGACGACTCCGCAATGCAAATGATTGCACGTAAGTTCGAAGAAGCAGGATACGAGATCCCAAAGATCGTGTTCTGGAATTTGAACGCAGCAGACAATGTGCCAGTTAAGTACGACACTCGTGGCGTAGCACTGGTATCTGGATTCTCTCCAGCTATCATGGTTGCATTGCTTGGTGGTGATACTGAAAAGTTCACTCCAGAAGCAATCATGTTGAAAGCACTTATGGTGCCAAAGTACGACTTAGCTTAATAGGTTCGCATTGACTGGTGTGCGTTATCACCAGTCACCATAATTCAGTATATTTCTGTCTTTATTGGGGTTTTAGGTTCCACGATAGGTATGCCAGATCGAGACTAGACTTGCAAGGTAATGCTCGACGTAACATACTAATACCTACAGACGAAAATTGACAATCGTTTGGGAATATACTGAATTATGGTATAAATACCTTTATGCGGGTAAGCTCAAGGTGAGACGCCAGCCTTCCAAGCTGCGCTGAGTGGAGTTCGATTCTCCCTACCCGCTCCACTTTTTAATTTTATGTATTTCGTTACAAAACAAGAATATGCGAGTAGAATTTCCATCTGTAAAGGATGTGAACTCTACTCGCATTTTTTATGTACAGAATGCGGATGTGCAATACATCTTAAATGCAAGGTTGCTTTTGTTTCTTGTCCCATAGGTAAATGGAAAGAGACCGATGATTCTACTGTAGATGATACAATTGGGGATAGCGATGATAGTTCTATTTTTACTTCAGATTAAACATTGGTACGTTGATTTTGTCATGCAGACAAATGATATGGTGGCAGGTAAAGCCATCTATGGAAACAAGATGGGTATTCTTCATTCTGCGGAACATGCAATTGCCACGTTTTTTATTCTACTTTTCTTTGTAGATCCAATTACTGCTATGGCATTGGCATTGTTTGATTTTGTTACTCACTATCATATTGATTATGTAAAAATGAATTATGGATGCAGAGACATACAAGATCCCAAGTTCTGGAACCATCTCGGGCTGGATCAGATGGCACATCAAATCGTTTACTTAATAATTGCTTTTGCTATCATGTACTAAGACCCTACCGTGTGTAGGGTCATTGTCATTTAGTGTTTACTTTTATTCCGATCTGGTGTATAATAACTGTATTGATTAGGAGATTTCGTTATGAAGATTCGTGTGATTGTGAATGGTGTTTCTTACTACACCACTCGGGCTGCTATCAAAAAGCAAGTAAGTGGTGACTTCTCATTGCAGAATACTGCACTGTATCATGCACTGCATATGATGGGAAAGAATCTTGGCATCGGCACGACAGTGGCTTTGTATGATGGTAAAATGAAGCGCCATCAGTTTGATGTTCAATTGAGTGTAGTTTAAGGAGATATATTATGGGTTTAGACATGTTTGCTTTTTCTGTTGCTAAAAATGATGGCAACGAACAGTTTGTTATTTCTGAAGATGCAGATCGCCATGATCTTGCATACTGGCGTAAGTTCAATGCGCTGCATGGTTGGATGGAAGACCTTGCACGTGCCAATGGCTTTGATGGTGAGTTCAATTGCGTTCCTGTCCTGTTATCGCCAGATGACATCGATGACTTAGAGAATACGGTCAACGAAGGACACTTGCAACCACGTGGTGGTTTCTTCTTTGGTGCTCAAACGATAGAGCCTGAAGATATTGAAGCAACCCAAAAATTTATTGCAGATGCTCGTGTAGCATTTGCTGAGGGTCGTGACGTTTATTACAATAGCTGGTGGTGATATGATTAGGTGGATTGAAAATGTTAGCAAGCAAGATGTGAAACTTGGTTTTCACATGGACGCTGGAAAGAATTCGATGTTGATTCGCATCCAGGATCCTGCCACTGAGTTTGGTAAGATTGCTCATGCTGACATGTTCAAAGAAGTACACGAGTTCGAATTTCTCGATGCTGAAGATGACGATGGTTTCGAGGACTGCGTTAAAATTAGTGATGAGCAAGCTGCCGAGTTGGTTCGTTTGTTGCAACATGCTCTCGATAATTCCATGAACGTAGTTGTTCACTGCCATGCTGGTATCTGCCGCTCTGGTGCTGTGGTTGAGATTGCTACCATGATGGGCTTTACTGCCACTGAACGTCTCCGCATACCCAACATGAGAGTCAAGCACAAGATGATGCAAGTTCTCGGCTGGACTTACGAATAACCCTACTAGCAGTAGGGTGTTTACTTTAATTCCGATCTGATGTATAATCATTGTATTGATTAGGAGAAACCAAATGGCTAAATTTCAATTCTGGACACAAATGACTGCTCGCAAAGGCGAGAACTTTTGCATTATGTCAAACTCTGGTCTGCGTGCTGCGTATCCTTCCATAACTGAAGATGAATGCATGGCAATGATGGATGAGAAAGTTGCTGAGCTAGAGAAAGAAGGTTACGTGGTTACTTGGCAACAAGACTATGCTGAACCTGAGTCTGACTATGGCTTTATTGATGTAGGTGGCATGACGTACGATGAAGTACGTAACTTGTCTCGTGGTGATTAAGGAATTAAAATGCGTAAATTAGCTACTATTCGTGTGATTGATGCACTGAATCCTATCGAGGGTGCAGATGCCATCGAGTGCGCAACCATCGGTGGATGGAAAGTTGTTGTTAAGAAGGGTGAGTTCAACGTTGGTGATCGTGCAGTCTACTGCGAGATTGACTCATGGATTCCTACAGAGTTGGCACCATTCTTGTCTAAAGGTAAAGAGCCTAGAGAGTTTGAAGGCATCAAAGGTGAACGTCTGCGTACTGTTAAGTTGCGTGGTCAACTGTCACAAGGTTTGCTATTGAATCTAGACTCTGCTATCCCACAAACCAATTCATTCGCTGATGGTGACGATGTTTCCGAACTGCTGAATATCGTCAAGTGGGAAATGCCAATGAATGCTCAGTTGGCTGGTATGGCAAAGGGTAACTTTCCATCACAGATTCCCAAGACTGACCAAGAACGTGTGCAGAATCTTGTTGGAGAAATCCTTGCTGCTGCACAAGCTGGCACTCAGTTTGAACTCACTGAGAAGCTGGAAGGCTCTTCAATGACTGTATACCTAATTGATGGTGTGTTTGGTGTTTGCTCTCGTAATCTTGACCTGAAGGAAACAGAAGGTAACTCTTTCTGGGCTACTGCTCGTCATGATGGTATTGAAGAAAAACTACGCACATTGGATATGGATAATATTGCAATTCAAGGTGAGTTGATTGGTCCAGGAATCCAAGGTAACATCTACAAGTTGTCTCAACCAGAGTTCCGTGTGTTTGATATTTACAATATCAAAATGGGTGAGTATGTAACACCATCAGCACGACGCAGGTATGTTGACCAACTGGGTCTGAAACATGTTCCAGTTTTGCTGATTGATAAAGATCTTGGTGTTGGTTCTGTCGATCAAATTCTTCAATGGGCAGAAGGTGCATCAAAGTTAAATGACAGGCAAGAACGAGAAGGAATTGTGTTCAAGGAAGTAAATGGTGGCATGTCATTCAAAGCCATCTCTAACAAGTACCTCTTAGGAGAAAAGTGATGACTGATACAGTAGAGAAACCAAAGATGTGGCAGTTGGGTGTCATGATTCATGGCTACCGATTACAACAAACTTGCGGTGCTTGTCCTGAGCAGTACGATGTGTTTGATGATCTTGGTCAGCAAGTAGCATATTTCCGTCTGCGCCATGGTGGGTTCCGAGTGAATGTGCCAGACCATGGTGGAGAGGTAATATATACTGCGAATCCAAAAGGTGATGGTGGATTCTTTGCCGATGAACGAGTTCGTTATCTAACAGAAGCCGTTATGGCAGTGCAAGAATACTATATCAATCGTCGATGGGACAAAGATGATTATACTGGTGTCGATATTAATCGTTGGACTAATGTAGAGTAAATTTTTATTAAGGAGATATCATGGGTAAAGTAGCAACAGTAATCGCAGCACCAATCAAAGGTGCATTGGGCAATGAAGTAAACGTAGGTGACACTGTCATGGTTGTTACCACTGGTTATAGTCATCGTGTCTCTGTCAACAAGGGCAAGTACGTTGGCTACATCCAGAGTAGTGGTCAACAACGTGCTCGTATCGAAGTAGAGAGCACACGTACATTTCAAGTCAAACCAGATGGCACTGAGTTTAGTTGGTCAAAAGACTACAACTCTGCAACATGGGCTGATGTTCGTCCAACTCTTACTTACAAGACTGAGCCTTATACACGCAAGTCAACGTTGCAGTTGAATCGTATTGCCACTATCAAAGAAGCTGACTTTGGAATCATTGAAGCTGTTGGTAAGTTAGTATAATGCCAAACGACACTGTACGTCGCGATGCGTACTTTTGTATACACACGACCATGCAATCAGGTTTTGAATGCTTGATTCCTGCTCGTGGATACAATTTAAAGTCGTGGTTAGCATTCGAGGACAGACTTGGTGCTAAATACGAATATGACGAAATCACCGAACAAGCATACATTCATTTAATGCTAGGTGATCCCAATGACCCACTTGGAGAAAAGTATGGACCAGCAAGCAAAGGAACAGCACAGCAAGAGACTGCACCAAAAAGAGGTCGTGGTAAAACGAAAGCTGAAGATAGCAAAAGCACACGGACTCCAAGAAAAACAACCGCACCGACTAGCAAAGAAAAGCCCAGTGTCGTGCGGAAATCCCCAGTGCGTAATGTGCGCAAACCCAAGAAAGACGTTCAAGGAACTAACAATTCAGGAACAAAGACACCAACAAGATCTCGAAAGTCAACGGGATCGACATAGTAATGGAGTAATAAATGAATCCGAATCCATCATGTACTAAAGAATGCAGGTTTGCTCCTGGACTTAGTATGACTACTGCAGTCTATTATGCTCCAATCTATGACAAGTATGGTAATAATCTTAATCCAGATCGTAATATGACTTCTGGTAGTATTAACTGCCATACTTGTAATCGTTCTTGGGCATATTACTCTGACTTGAATGGTACAGATTATAAGGAAACTATATGAATGAATGTGATTTTGATGTAGCTTTTGAATATGAGGACCATGTTATCCAAGGCATAATGGTTATTGGTCGTGCAGTGTTACCAGAAGAATATCGTTTTAAAGCATTGAATGACCAAGCATTTAAACAAGACGTGCGAGAAACCCTTATTCAGAAATTGGCTGAGGCATTATACAAAGAGAAACTGGTAGAGATTAATCAAGCACAGGATTCACTAAATGGAGAATGGCGAGTTATTATCCGTGCATTTATGACTCCAGATTCTCAAGTACGACTATTAAGAACGGTAAAGCGATGAGATACTGGACTATTGTATTCCCTGGAGAGTTTGGTCAGTATGTTCAAGAAACATGGACTGAAGAGCAGATTCTTAAATCCTATTATTCGTATTGGTTTCATAAGATGTGCGAAGCAAATATGCATAGTATAATTAGTGATGCACTCTGTATTGTAGATTGGATTACTATTCATTGGGCAATGGAAACAGACGAGTTTGGAAATAAAATATGAGTAACTTATACGTATTAGTTGGAGTTCCTGCATCTGGAAAGAGCACATGGGTTAATAATCAAAAGTGGAAAGACGAATGCGTATATGTATCAACAGATGAGTTTGTTGAGGATTATGCAAAGGAATGTAGTCTTACATACTCCGAGGTATTCGATGATTATATGCCACGAGCATTAGAGTTAATGGTTGAGCGAGTATTATGGGCAAAGTCACTGGGTAAGGATATTATCTGGGATCAGACTAGCACTACTATTAAAGCACGTGCAAAGAAACTACGAATGCTGCCAGATTATTATGCAATTGCCGTTGTATTTAAAACTCCCGAAAATGCAGAATTACAACGTAGATTAACTTCTCGTCCAGGAAAGATAATCCCACAAGAAGTAGTAGATAATATGTGTCTACAATTGATTAACGAACCACCTTCATTAGAAGAAGGATTTATGGAGATATGGCATGCTGAATAAAGTTTACTTACATAAAGATGATTTAGAAACATTACTGCAGTTTCTAAAAGCATTTCCCAATGGCTGTGATGTAGTGGAAGTTATCTCTGATAATAGTTCTGGTATTGGATCTATTATAACTGCCAAAATCTCTGGAATTGCTTTAAATGGTACTGTGGTAGACGTCACTAAGACGATAGTGGACGAGTCCAGCTGGTAACCCTACAGATCTGAGGGTCTTTACTTTAATTCGTCCCAGCGGTATAATAAGTTATACTGAAATGAAAGAGAGATTGAAATGACTGAAAGATACACCGTAATTACCAAGTCTGGTGAGATGACATTTGCTAGCAAAGAATCTGCATGGGACTTCCTCTCTAAAATTGGTACCTTCCAAGGGTTTACCAAAGAAATCTATCCTCGCAACATTGAAGAAGCTGTTGAGTACCACTTGACATATGAACGTAGTGGATTGGAAGGTGTTTTTGCAATGATCCGTCATGCCGAGCAAATGAGAGCTATGGCAAAACACGCTGCCGAAATCCGTCGTGTTGCAGCTGCCTCTGCTCCTAGAGACAGCCATGAGTTTAGGTCACACTTTGATAGCACTTACAGTGGCTACACCTGGGAGTGACTAATCCCCTACAGATCTGAGGGGCTTTACTTTAATTCGGATCTATGGTATAATCATTACTATGATGAAACGAAAAGGAACTGAAATGTCTGCTATGAGTGAGTTGCATGCTGAGGTTGTTGAGATGGTTGTCGATTGCGTCAACTACGACGTGATTACAGAGTTTATGGTGAAATCAGGTTATCCTCGCGAGGCTTGCCGAATCATCATCGATCAGATTGCTAGCGACATCGATGCGCAAGAACGTGCTGCCGAAATTGCTGCAGAATCTTACTTCAACTAAGGTAATATAAAATGGAAACCCAATTGACTGTAGCGGAATTGATCCGCATCTTACAAGCCTTGCCAAACCAAGAAGCATTGGTTGATATGGCAATGAACCAAGAATATCAAAACGCAGTTACTGCATCAGATATTCATGTTTGGTCTCCTGAATTGGTTATTATTGGAGAATAATATGTATACAGTAGAATACAATGGTCGTAATTACTATGTGCGTCATGGTTCTCCCTTTGATCGTGGCTCTGCAGATTCCTATTATGATCGTGGTCGTGATCCACACAAATATCCAAATGGCACTGGCCATGCACCTCGCATTGAATCTAATAATATGACCGAGCAAGAGATTGAAGAATACTTTGCTGGTTATGATTGGAATGAAGATTACGGCGATAAAAAAGAACTGGGATTAATAAACAGGAACAAGAATGCAACTAATTAAGTTATCCATGCCTGGATGGGAGAAAGAATTCTCCACTGAAGACGAATGCAAAGCTGAGTTATACAATTATATCTGCACTCTTTGCCGTAAAGGTACGGAGTTTAGAGAATATAAAGTACCTCCAATCGATGCTAATTCGTCATTGGATGCTATGTTATCATCTGCATGTGGATGCGAGTTTATGGTGGAATAATGAAAATAACTCCAGATCAATTTAGATACGAATGGTTCTCTGGAACTGGTAAGGGTGGGCAACATCGTAACAAACACCAGAATTGCTGCAGGTGCATTCATGAGCCAACTGGTATTCAGGCAAATGGAACTAATTCTAGATCCCGAGAAGATAATCGAGCAGCTGCATATAGCACATGCATATCAAGGGTAATGGCTCACTATCATAAGGATACAGAACGATATCTTGCAGGTAATGAGCGCATTCGCACATATCATGAAGCCGATAATCGTGTAACTGACCATGCCTCGGGTTATGTAGATACGTATAGTAATGTAATGGACAAGGGTGAATTGGATGCCATGATTACTAGTAGAGCCAAAGCTATAAGGTGAAATATGAATACCACTGCACTATACCTGGAGTTTGAGATACACTACCATAAGGACATAAAAGAATCATCACATTCCCAGGAAGATAAACGATGGAAGCAAGGTCAAATAGACTTACTGCAGCGTATGGTAAATGAGATAGATGGAATACCAGAACCAACGCTGCTAGAGAGACTAATAGAAGTCGGTAGCTGGATGGATGAGGATAAAGGTTATAGTGAATCTACACTAGAGAAACAAGCAGAGTTTGCAAGAAACCGTAACTATCACATAACGAATACTAGTAATCCAGTAGACTTTCCAAAATGCAACTGTCATACATGCAGACCAATAGACTATACAGATCCAGAATCCGTCTACATGAGATTATGTCCTGAATGTGGTAATAAAAGATGTCCCAAAGCAACCAATCATACTAACAAATGTACCAATAGTAATGATCCAGGACAAGAAGGATCAATCTATTACAATAGAGAATGGATATAGAATATGACAGATCTAGAGAAACTTGAAGCACGAATCGAATCAGTTGATAGTGCCATTGATGCAGTAAAGTCTGCCGTGGTAGTAGAGAGAAAGATGTCTCATGATAAACATCCTAATGGACACTATACTAAAGCATTGGCAGAACTGTTGACTATTCAATCTGGCTTAAATGCACTACGAATTAGAATGAACGCAGTGGGTAGGTAGATATGAACCTATATGAACTAATAGAGAGAATACGTACACAACGTATAATAAGTGCAAATAATAAAAGAAACCATAGACCAGCAAAGGTTAACACTAAGGATATTGCATGTCCATATTGCTTATCAGATAATGATGCAATTAGGGAAACATACTATGACCAAACATGTAGGGTGTGTGTAGAGAGAATGAATGGTGCTATTTAGTCGTGTTATTTTCGTGGTTATCGCACCGTGCTAAATAGTGCTTATCTATGATTACCCTCAAATAAAATGGCATATAAAGAAAAAGAATGTCCGACCTGTGGTGAAATTCACTATAAAAGAGGTCCATACTGCTCACGCTCATGTGGTAATAGCCGCATACACAGTGACGAACACAAGCAAATACTGTCATTAAAGCAATCAAAGTACATGAATAGTGGTAATGATAGTGCCGAGCAAGTCAAATATAATTTAAATCATGGTGATGAACCAGATATGGCACTACCAGGCAAGGAACCACCACTGAAACGTGGTCAATTTGTGCAGGATGGCGACCTATGGACACTGGATGGCATGTAAAACCCTCATAACTGTAGGGTCTTTACTTTAATTCGGCTTTGCGGTATAATTATTGTATATTAGGAGTGAAAAATGAGTGGTTCGATACGTGCTGGTGTTGGTTTCATGATGGTTTACGGTGCTGTAGGCACTATGGAAGTCGATCCTGCTGCATCCTTGGTGCAATTGACCCTAATCGCAGTGTGTGGACTTGCAATAATGCTGTCTGGTGTGCTTGCAATGAACAAAAATAGTTGATTTTTATTTGACTTTGATGTAGAATAACTGTGTTACTGGATGATGAGGATAGATTAATGTATACAGTGTTGTTTCCTAGTGGTAAAACCTTAGTATTCGGAATTAAGGCACTGGCAGAGACATATGCGACTGCTTATCGTGGTGTCCTGATCTCTAGAGAGACTGTGGAAACAGGAATAACCCCTAAGACTGTAGGGTGTTTACTTTAATTCGTCGATACTGTATAATAACTCTATTGTGATTATGAAAGAACTTGAAATGAACGTCTCTGTCTCCTTTGATTCCGCCTCTGGCAAATTTGTTGGCTCCCTGAATGGTAAAGTCGTGGTCCGCTCTGTGGGTCGTGCATACGTGGAACGTCGTCTCGAAGAGATGGCTGGTTCCAAAATCAACTTTATTGCTGCTGACAAAGCATCTGCTAAAAAGTCTGCTGATCGTGAAGCAAAGTTTGGCATCAATGCTCGCTTTGGTTTCGTAGAAAAGCTGGTGTCCATGGTGGCATCCTCTGTTCAGCCTTCTGCTGTGATCACTGGCGAAGGTGGTCTCGGCAAGACATTCACTGTGATTAAGACCTTGGAAGCCAATGGTTTTAAGGACATCTCTGACTTGGGTGATTTTGCTGTTGGCGAAAAGATCAATGCTAGCAAGTGCTTTACTATGGTCAAAGGTTACTCTACTGCCAAGGGTTTGTATCGTACCCTGTTTGAGAACCAAAAGTCTATCATCGTGTTTGACGACTGCGATGCTGTGTTGAAGGATGCTGTTGCACTGAACCTGCTCAAAGGTGCTCTTGACTCCTATGGTAAGCGTATCATCTCCTGGAATGCAGACATGAAAGACGAAGATCTGCCACGTTCCTTCTCCTTCGAAGGTCGTGTTATCTTTATCTCCAACATGGATCAGGACAAGATCGACCAAGCTATCCGTAGTCGTTCCATGATGATCGACTTGTCCATGACCTTGGACCAAAAGATCGATCGTATGGAGTACATTGCAAAGAGCGATGAGTTCCTGCCTGAGTACGATGCTGCTGTTAAGACAGATGCCTTGTCCTTGATTCGTGAACTCAAGAGTGATTGCAAAGAAATCTCCTTGCGCACCTTGATTGCTGTTAGCAAGATCCGTGCCTCTAACAAGGACTGGAAAGACTTGGCTACTTACATGTTGACTGCTTAAGGAACACATGCCTACTATTACTGGACTTACAAAGCGACAAGTTACACTCCTGGACACTATGTGGTCCATGGAGTCTACTGAGCAGTATGATGAGTGGAAGAGTACACAGGATGCAAGTGAGATTGCAACACTGGAACAACTGATGATGCTGAGTGTTGCAGAAGATGAGCCACTGTGCTTGCAAGATGCAACAAAAGTGTTGACTAATATTATGAAAATATAGTGTTTTAATTAGACTTAGCACTGCCGTTTTAATTCAACGGGACTCCTCCCTTAGCCTAATAACGACTTAAACCCCCACACACATTTATTCTCTCCTATGACTACATCATCCAACACCATGCAAGAGTATTTCGATTTCCTAGTTGAGCTCCGTGATTCAGGGGTAACTAATATGTGGGGCGCTGCTCCATTCCTGCATGCTGCATTCCCAGAGCTAACACTAAAAGAAGCAAGAGCCATACACATTGCATGGATAGAGTCCTTTTAATAGGGTTACACACTTTGGGTTCACTTTGTCCCAAAAATCGCCGCCGAAAAATTTTAACAGGTAGAGGGTTGCGACCCGATACCCTCTCTAGAAAAGGTTTATCATGACATATAACATTTGCAACGAATGCGAGACTGTGGCTCACTGTTTAAATCATGGGTGTATTCCCAAGGTAACACTGGAGCCTATAGAGGTTAAGCGTGTTACACACAAGGATATCCTGCGTAGTGCAGCTAGATCCTCTGGACTCGATGTCTATGGGCTAGGCTTAGATCGTGATATGTGGGAAGCAGCACTGGCTAGGTATACTGAGATTATTGTTCGGGAATGTATCGATGAATTGGATGGAAAAATATACAGGGCAAGCGACCATGAAGGTGATGAAACTTGGCCAGACCTCATATTGAAAGAACATTTTGGGATTGAAGAATGAACGAACGAATTAAACAACTCTGGGAAGATAGTGACGAAATCAAAGTTCGTTATCCTGAACAAGGAAGTCCAGTTAGTGTTTCAGAGCAGACACTAGAAAAGTTCGCCGAGTTGATTATGCGAGAATGTATCGCTCAATGTTGGGCAGTATCCGAATTAGAATCAAACGGGTATGTTGTCAGCGAGTGTTCTAAAAAGATTAGGAAACATTTCGGAGTTGAATAATGAATGAACGAATGAAAGAACTTTCAAATATTGCATACATGAACCACATGGAGAGGAATGAGGATTCCTCTTTTGGTCGCCGATACGATTATGATAAAGAGTTCGCCGAGTTAATTCTCAAAGAAACTATCTCCGTCCTACAAAAGCGATTCATGGGTGATTTGAACCGTGAGGACATGGAAGTCCGTAGGTGTATTGCAGACATACAAAAACATTTCGGAGTTGAAGAATGATTACATTACTAATTATACTAATCGTGGTAGCCATGGCGATAACAATCGTTCGGAGATTACCCAAGAGTGGATGTAATCAAGAATGTAATCAGGGAAGATCCTGCAACTGTGGAGCTAAAGATGGGCAGTGATAAGGCATTCTTTGCCACAATCCTAGCAATGTTTGCATTCATTTGTGGTGCACCGTACATAGCCTTGTTTATTTTTATTATTGGAGTACTATGAAAAAGTATAGCGTTGATTTGAGTAAATATAAGTATCAGTCTATCACGATCTCTGCCAAGGATTATACTCCAACCCAGTGGACACTTACTACTCCCAGTGCATGGGGTACGGTACAGATGTCTCGCTTCGCTCGAAGTGGGGATGATGTAGATTTTGAGATGCGTGCCCTGGAGCAAAAGGTCGATCAAAGTGGGTATCGTGAAGCTAAAGAAATACTACGAAAGTTCTAAAATGAAAGTTGTCTTATTGTCGTTTGCAATTATGCTAACTGGTTGTACTACAAATAAATTTGACTTTTCAGTAAAAGACTCGTATAATAGCTATGTGCCTGTAAAAGTTAAAGTACCTGTGCGGAATTGTGATAATCCGTACGTAAAATGTGGAGTAAATAATGGGATTGCAAAGTAAATTTGGTGTTGGTGACGAAGTTAGTGTAAAGCTAACCAAGGGTCATGCAGCACGTGTAGCTATTTGTTCAGACGTTCACTTGGAGTTTGGAAGTATTGAGCTTAAGAATCCAGGGAATGTGGATATCCTAATTCTTGCAGGTGACATCTGTGTTGCCAAGGATCTAAACGATTTTGACTCACTTAACCTAGTTGGTGAGAATAGTCGTTCTCAGCAATGGCATCGTTTCTTTCAAACAGCTGCTGCCGAGTTCAAGCACGTTCTATACATAGCTGGTAACCATGAACACTACCATGGAGACTTTCCAAAGACTATTCCACGTCTCCGTGAAAAGCTAGGTTATATCAAGAATCTGCAAATTATGGATCGAGATGTGTTTGAGTTCAATGGTATTCGTTTTATCGGCAGTACTCTGTGGACTGATATGAACAAGCGTGATCCACTTACGTTGTTTCATATGAAGTCTTGCATGAACGATTTCCGCTGTGTTGACAATAGCTCTCGCGAGGTTTCTTACAAGACATTTGAAGTTACGGAAGATGGTCGTCAGATTCCTACATTCCGAACTCGCACTGCATTGTTTAGTGCAGAAGATGCAGTGGAAGAACATGAAAAGTCTCTTGGTTACATTAAACAAGTATACGAGGACACTCCTGCATGGACTAGCATTGTTGTGATTGGTCATCATACACCTAGTCATCAAAGTTGCCATCCTCGATACAAAGAGGACCAGCTGATGAATGGTGGATACCACTCAGACTTAGACGAATTCATTTTGGATCGTCCAGGTATCAAGTTGTGGATTCATGGTCATACTCATGAACGTTACGACTACAAGATTGGTGATACTCGTATTGTTTGCAACCCACGTGGTTACATAAAGTACGAAGAAATTGCCAATACTTTTGAACTGAAAGTTGTAGAGATTTGATATGAGTGAATATATACCCGACAAGTGGCTGGTGATTAAAATTAGCAGCGGCACGCACCCATCTATCCATAAGGTATTTGCCTGTTGGTATGGTGGGTGGGCAGGTAGTGATTCATGGAAGCTAAACAGTGGCATTACTAAGGCAACTCTTGAAGGATATGTATATTCCTTTGAGGGTTCCTCTGGTTCTGTCTATCAGTGTCATAAAGATACGTATGGTGCAAATATGTATGGTCATGGTGTTCTAGAAAACATGATTGATAAGGCAGAAAAGAATGGAATCACTATTGAGGTTCTACCTGAAGAAACAAATTGGTTGGAGATAAACTATGAGTGAAGTATACACACTAGAAATACAGGAAGATCCAAAAACAAAGGATCTTATTATAGAATTCCCTGATTCCTTGATGGAGTCAGCTGGATGGAAGGTTGGAGATAACATTGAATGGATCGACAACAAAGATGGCTCTTGGACTTTAAGAAAGAAAGAATGAAATGAAATTTACACTAATTGCTGAACATGAAACTGGTGAGAAAAACACCTATGAATTTGATAAAGAATATTTGCCTGATGTTCTAGAGAATATTGATTTATTCTTGCGTGGGTGTGGATTCTGGCATACAGGTGTTTTAGATATCGTAGAAGAAGAAACCTACTACAAATCCAGTTATGACTTTTCTGCTATGGATGCAATGAATGCTACTGTTGGTGCTAGCGAAGATACAGTTCAACATGCCCCTAATTATTGGGATACTGGAAGAAACCGATGAATAAAGTTTTTACCGATGTAACTACTTTCTTGAATGCAGCAGGACAGTCATTTCCAAGTGAACCTGATCCTGCTGTATCTGACCTTGCTAATCTCTACCAAAATCTTATCAAAGAAGAAGTAGAAGAATTTTGGGAAGCTGTAGATGAAAATGATGATGTTGAACAACTCGATGCATGTTTTGATATGATGTGGGTTATCATCGGCTACATGAAAGCACGTGGATGGGATTGTGAATCTGCATGGGAAGAAGGTGCGCAAAGTAATCTTTCTAAAATTGACCCTACAACTGGTAAGGTTATTCGTCGAGCAGACGGAAAGATCCTTAAACCCGAAGGCTGGCAACCTCCAGATTTCACCAAATTTGTTGCAAAATAACCCTTTACTTTTAATCAGCTTTGCGGTATAATAAGATTATGATTACACTATACTTAGACATGGATGGAGTCCTAGCTGACTTCAACAAAGAATACATTAAACTTGATCCCAACAAAACAGATCGTAAACGATTTCGTTCTGCTGTGATGGATGAAAAAATCTTTGAGAAGCTGGACTTTATGCCAGACACCGCAGAGTTGCTGAATCATGTGTCACGTTTGGATAGAATCACTATTGAGATTCTTACCTCGATGGGAACACATGACCCATTCCAAGCTAGCGCAGCCAAGTACCAAAAGTTAAACTGGCTTCAAGCTAAGAACATTCCATACAAAGCTAACTTTGTTCATAGCAAAATAGAAAAAGCTGCATACGCAACCCCGACTTCTATATTAATTGACGACTCTATTGGATGTATCACTCCTTTCAATGAGAAAGGTGGTAATGGTATTCTTCACACTAGTGCCTCTGAAACGAATAAAATTCTTGATTCTATTCTTCTTCAGCTAAAGGCAATTCATGCTTGAGTATTTAAAACCTACATTAAATTGGATTCGTGATGATTGGTACTCTAATAGGATTCGGTTTATTGTTGAGTTGCTTGCTTGGGGTATTAGCATTGGCTGTGCGATTACTATGGCAGTCACTGTCCCTAATCCTCCATTGCTTATCTTATATCCTATTTGGATCCTTGGCTGTGCTATGTATGCTTGGGCTGCTAGTACTAGGAAATCATTTGGCATGTTGGCTAACTATCTCCTGTTGGTAACTATTGATATTGTTGGTTTAATTAGGATGCTATGACTACGATAGGTAAAATCGGTTTTGCGTGCAAGTGGATCGACAATGCTACTCAAGTAGATGGCATTGGTCTAAAAGACGACGCACGTAAGTATAGTACTGGTACAACTACCATTGCTTGGCTCGGTCGTCAATCTCGTACTGTAGCTGAAGAAAAACTATGGGGTATTGTAAAACAAAACCTGCAGAATACTCTTAATCTTGTTATTAAAGTATCAAACCTACCTGAACGGCTGCGCATGGTTCGCTTGTCTAGTGATATCCTTCCAGTTTACACACATGCCGACTGGTCTTATTTTTACAAACGTGCAGATGTACTAAAGCTAATGGAATACTGCTTTGCCAAAATCGGCGAAGTAGCACGTGCATCTAACGTTCGTTTGTCTTTCCATCCAGGACAATTTACTGTACTTGCTTCTGAGAATCCTGGTATTGTAAATAACTCTATTGACGAATTCGAATACCATGCAGACATGGTACGTATGATGGGTTATGGTAAAACATTCCAAGACTTTAAAATCAACGTGCATATCTCAGGTAAACTTGGTCCTGCAGGTATTCGTGCTGCTTACAAACGTCTTTCTACTGAAGCACGTAACTGCATCACTATCGAAAACGAAGAAAATGCATGGGGTCTTGACGACTCTCTAGAACTAGCCGACTTGCTACCTATTGTTCTTGACGTCCATCATCACTGGTGTCGCGAAGGCGAGTGGATCGATCCTAAAGATATTCGTGTTCAACGTGTTATTGAATCGTGGCGTGGTGTTCGTCCAACTATGCATTACTCACAATCTCGTGAAGATTATCTCATTGAGCATGCTGTTACTACCCAACCAGATATGGCAATCCTAAAAGATATGGGCTACAAGAAAGCCAAGCTGCGTGCACATTCAGATTTTTACTGGAATACTGCATCAAACGACTGGGTATTAGGTTTCCTTCCAACACATGATATCATGTGCGAATCTAAAGCCAAGAATTTAGCTAGTTTTGCTCTTTATGAAACCTCTAAAAAACTATAAATACATACATAAGGAAATATTATGCCAACCTATGCATTTCGAGATAAAACGTCGGGTGAAACTTTTGAAAAGTTTATGAGCATTTCTGCTCGAGAAGAATACCTAAAGACTAACCCTAATATTGAGTCTCAGTTTAATGGCGGACCAATGGTATGCGATCCTGTTCGTGTTGGTGCACGTAAATTCGATTCTGGTTTCAAAGAAGTACTGCAGAAAATTCATTCTCGTGCCCCTGGCAGTACATTAAACAGGGGATCTAGTCAAATCTAATAGGAATTTTAATGGCTCGTACAGCAGCGAAAGCAAAACCTACTGATAGCGTGCAAGTAGACGCTAAATCAAAAATAAATAATACGTTGAGAATTAGGTTGGATGATATGAAAACATTCCAACCTTTAACTGAAAATCAGAGACTATTTTTTGAGGCATATAAAAGAGGAGACTATTTTGTTGCACTGCATGGAGTTGCTGGAACAGGCAAAACTTTCTGTGCGTTGTATAAAGCAATTGAAGAGGTACTTGATAAATCAAACCCCTTTGATAAAATTATTGTAGTTCGTTCAGCTGTACAATCTAGGGAAATTGGACATCTACCTGGAGATGTGAACGAAAAGATGGAAATTTATCAGCAACCATATCGTCAAATATGCGAAACCTTATTTGGTCGCAAAGACGCATGGGATAGATTAGAAGAACAACACCACATTGAGTTTATCTCTACATCATTTATTCGTGGTATGAGCTTTGATGATGCTATCATTATCGTTGATGAAATGCAGAATTTAACGTTCGAAGAGATTGATACCGTTATGACCCGTGTCGGTTATCGATCTAAGATTATTTGGTGTGGCGATTATCGTCAGACAGATTTGAATAAAAAGAAAAGCGATGTTACTGGAATTTTAAAATTCTTTGATATTGCGCACCACATGGGAGCATTTACTCGTATAGAGTTTACACCTGATGACATTGTGAGAAGTTCTTTAGTAAAAGACTATATTTTGGCTAAACTTAAATATGAGGATTACGCAGGATGACACATGCTAACATCAGAACAATTCCACCACCTATTTCCAAGAAATGGTGATCCAGAGGGTTGGGCAGAATCAATGAATTCTGTCTTTCCTGTTTATGAAATTAATACCCCCAAGAGAATAGCTGCGTTTCTTGCGCAATGCGGTCATGAATCTGGGGGATTTACTGTATTTGAAGAAAACTTGAATTACTCAGCACAAGGTTTGTGTGGTATCTTTAAGAAGTATTTTCCTACTCTTGAATCTGCTCAGTCTTATGCTCGTAAACCAGAAATGATTGCAAATAAGGTTTATGCAAACCGTATGGGTAATGGACCAGAGTCTTCTGGAGATGGTTATAAATATAGAGGTCGTGGACCGATTCAATTAACTGGAAAGTCTAACTATACAGCATTTGCCAAAGAGATGTTTGAAAACTGGCAAGAAGTTGTTGAAAATCCAGACTGGGTTACATGGGATAAAGATTTTGCTCTTATGTCTGCTATTTGGTTCTGGAACAAAACTGGACTAAATAAAGAAGCAGATAGTGGAGATATCAAAACAATGACACGAAAAATTAATGGTGGATATATTGGTCTTGAAGATCGTATTAAACACTATAACGAAGCTATACACTTACTAACATAATATGGCACTACAAGCATCAGGTTCGATAACTTTAGGGCAGATCCAGACTGGTTTTGGAGGAATTAATCCAATTGGAATGAACGAATACTATAGGGGTGGTGTTAATGTACCTAATGCTGGGACTTTAAACTCAGCTATACCTACTAGTGGCGCTATTGCTATGAGCAATTTTTATGGTGCTAAAATTTTAAATACTGGCTCGTATCAAATGTCTGGGAATACTGGCTCAACTGGAACATTTAGTGTCTACAAAGGACCAACCAGTAGTATATATTATACGGGCTGGCATAGTACACTAAATAGTTTATACAGACCGCTCGGTGGGAGCAGCCCATCAGAAAATGCTTTTGGTTCTGTCACGGGCAGTTCATATCCTGCACATAATGGAACTTTCAGTGTTAGATCTTTATATTCAGTTTATGAAGAACGCAGTGACGGTTATAGAAGTCTATGGCATGTAATGGCTGCTTACAGTAGTACAATATATTTACCTAATAATGATGCTTCTTTCAAACAAGCTAGCTTTCCTATAATCGGTAATGTCGGCGCTGGGATTTCATCGCCAAGAGTTAACTTACGTTCTAACGCTAACTATGACACCTATGCAACTGGAGGAGGGTACTATAGTAGATGGATTTGGTTGGTCTCCACTGCTAGTGGCAGTAGCTCAATACCAGGCTCATATACTCTCAGTACTGGGGCACTGCAACCTTGGTCATTAACTATTTACGCATAAAGATAAAACCTATGATAAATTTTAAAGTAAAAATACTTAAATATGTAAAAGAAACCTTAGGGTTTCTTGTTGAGTACACACCTGATGTGACTATGTCTTCAATATGTACACCTATCACACAAAATTTTGTGTTTCACCAACTTACGGAAGAAACTACGCCTGAAGAAATATATAAGTGGTTGTCTGATATGTCTCCCCAGCAATTCTGGCAAGATCAAATAGATGCAGCTGCAGTTCCTTCTGATAAATTTGAAGAGTTGGTTGGAGAAGAACGTTCATATAATATAGAAGACTATATTCCACCTGAAGAACCTGGTTTAGTGATAGACGGTCTGCAAATAACTGCAGAAATGGAACAAGAGTTTAGAGATATTGAAATGGAAGCAGCAATCCAACGTGTTTTAGGTAGACTATCAGGAGAACGTATATGAAAAGCACACCATATGCAGTATTCGGTTATGTTGGGATTATTGTTGATGTCGAACCAGCTGATAGTTGGAAGGATATTACATTAAGCGAAGAAGGTTTAGTGACTAGTGGAATATATTATTATACTAAAGGTGTTGCTAAAGTTAAGGTTAAAGAAACTAATGAGCAGCTACTAGACAGAACTCCTGGGTGGTTGAATATTGAACATCCAGATCAAGCTGCTTCTACTCCAGGAACATTAGAATTAGCATTTCCTGTAGATACACAATGGCTTTGCATATCACATCAGTACAACCGTAGTGGTTTACCAAATGTGCAAAGTTTGTTGGTTAATTCTGGTCAACAAGTTTCATTAGACAATAATACCAATTTATTCTTAGTCACTGGTGAGTTAACTATTAATGAACGTGTATTTACTGGTCCAGCGAGAATTCGTATCCGCAGTGGCGATGCAGTTGCAACTGCAGGTAATAGTGACTGTTATGCTTTGAAAATGATATATACGGTTTAATTATGAAAACAAAAGCCTGGCACCGTTCTGTTGGTGCTTTGTGTTTTCCACTAGTACTTTGGTTATCGATAGTTTCAAATGCCAGCATTGGTTTATTCTTGCTGGCATTTTTAATTTATCTTTCCATATCAATCACAGTTACTTCTGGATACCATCGTTTATTCACCCATAGTTTTTATCAGTGTCATAAATTATGGCATTGGGTATATGGTTTTATTGGTACAATTAGTCTCAACTCTTCTCCAGTCGAGTGGTCTACTGTTCACATAGCACATCATAAACACTCTGACACCGAAGACGATCCATACGATACGTCATTTAAACATTTCTTTAGATTTAAAGACAGAAATAACATAAAACCCACTAAGAATGAAATTAGACTACTAAAAGACCCGATGCATAAGTTTTTTATGAAGAATTCTTTGACTTTAAGTATAGTCTTTGGTATAATAACTATGTTATGTGGTTTACAAATTTTCTTATTTGTATATGCGCTACCTGTTACTTTATATCTTTTAACTAGTGGATTGCATACCATATATGCTCATGACCACCGTGGCGCTAAAAATTTATGGTTTATGGAATTTTTAATACCTATGGCTGGAGAGTGGATTCATAAAGAACATCATGATAATCCTAGAAGACACATTTTTAATCACAAACCACATTATTTTGATTTAGGTGGATTTTTTATTAATCTTATTAAATATGATAAACCAACTACTTAATCTTGAACGTGAAGATAAAAAATTCAATGTTGTTGTTATTGCAACAGAACCAACAACATACGAAATTGAAATAGTGCAACCGAACGTTGATAGATATACTAAAGACGAACTTTATACAATTCTAGAAAATGAAATACTTTCATCATTATAGTTTCTCATGTACTATAAATACACCATTTACCATTTATGGCGCCTTTGATAGATCTAGAAGTTTAATAGATATACCTAATATAGAATGTATAACTCCAATAGGAGAAGCAGTTCAACCTAAATCTGTTGATCAACTTTGTTACGATAGTGCTAAACATATAATTGATAGCTCTGGTGATAAGAAATTATCTGTTTTCTGGAGTGGTGGTATTGATAGCACGTTAGTTCTTGCTGAGCTTTTGAAGATAACAACACCTGATAAATTAGTAGTTGTTATGAATAATAATTCAATTCGAGAGTATCCTGATTTTTATACAAAGTATATAGAAGATAAGTTAGAAGTAAAACAATTTAGTCTTTATAATGGAGACTATTCCTATCTTTTAAAAGACAGTGTATTAGTTAGTGGACATTTAATGGATTCAAATTATGGACCTATTTTATATCCTGCTATTCCAATAGATGTATTG